CCGCAGCGCCTTGGTCTCGTCGAGCGTCGCCATCTGCGCCATGACAGCGCCGGCGAGCGCCACAACATCCCAGTCGTTGTGCGGGCCGGGGTTGCCGGTGACGCCCTCGATCTCCATGACGAGAATGCCCGTCTCGCGGTCGTAGGTCACGACACGGGCAATGGCATAGTCGTCAACGGTTGATCGGCGGGTCAGGGCGACGAACGGCGACGGCGTGAACAAGTCACGCTGCGCCCCCTCCCGGATGGTCAGCGAAACCGTCTGCCCGACAGCGACCGCGAGCTCGTCATCCGACGACGCGATCAGGAAGCCCATCTCGGAAACCGCCTGAATGCGCTGCGCGGCCGGCAGAAGCGTCTCATTGATCCGGCGAAGGCCGAGGTCGAGGAGGGTCTTCTCGGCCTCCTCGAAGTCCGCCTTTTTCTCCTCGACCGCGACGAGCCGCGTGTCGATGTCGCGCATGATGCGGTTCCAGAAGTCCGCATCGACGTTGGTGCTGCCCGAGACCCGATAAGCCCGATCAAACCGGCTCGACATTTGCGATCACCTCCGGCGGGATTTCCTCCAGCAGCCGCCCCGTCATCACGTGGTCGTAGAGCGGGGACAGCACGCGGGGTCCGCGCCGGTGCGGCTTGCGGAGCCGCACCTTGTAGCGCGCATCAGGATCGTACTTGCCCCCGGCGGGAGTGCTGGGGGCGTCGTTCTTCTTCGTTGCCATGAAGCGTCTCCGGGTTAGGTCGAGGCCCGCGCGAGGTCCACGCGCTCGGCGACGTGGTAGGTCACGAGCGGATTGTCCGTGGTGCCCTCGATGCGGATTTTGTAGGCGCCGACCGCAGGGGACGGCTCGAAGAAGAACCGGCGCTCGATGGCGTTCGGGTCTTCTGTCGGGCGGTCCTCGTAGCCGACCGCGTTAAGCGTCGTCGCGAAGTCGGGGCCGACGAGCAGCTTGCAGTCGCAGGTGTGTCGGTTCGCGTTCCAGCCCTCAAGCCGCAGCCGCACCTCCACGTCGTCCACCGTGACGCCGACCGGCATCGTCCGCGCCTTGCTGATGTGGCGGTAATCCGACCGGCAACGGAAGGTCGTCACCGTGGACTTGGAGCCGAACGTCAGGCACGGCATCAGGTCCGTCGTACCGACGAACACGACGCGGGCATTGAGCAGCGCCGGGAGGCCCGTGATGGCGTTGACATCGCTATGGTTGAGCGACCGCCAGACGCCGTTGACCTGCACCTGCCAGATGAGCTCGGTCCCGTCCGGGATGAAGCTCTCGGCAAGGATGTCCACCGCGCCGATGCCGTTTTCGAGCTGGAAAGGCTCGATCTGCACCTCGACGCGGGTGGCCCGGAACTGCGCGTAGTAGACGACCATCGCGAGGTCGCGAGTGGCATCGCCCATGAACCACGCGCCGCCGTCGCCCGAGTAGAAGAGCTGCCCCTGCGCGTACTTGTTGCCCTGCACGTAGGCCACGACATGCGCGCCCTGCGTGATGAGCACGGTCGCGTAGCGGCGGCCCTTGGTGACGTAGACCGGCCCGATGGGAACGTGCGTCGCCTCGGGGAAGGTCTTGAGGCTCGCCTGCGGAACCGTGACCTGCGCCAGCACCTTGCTTAGGTCCGGGGCGCCGTTGGTGGCCTCGCAGATGACGACCCGGACATCGCCGGACGCCGCAACCTGCGTAAAGAACAGGTCGAGGTGCGTCACCCACCCGTCCTGCGCGTTGAGCCACGTCTCGCCGACGACCGCACCGTTGATCGTCTCGGTCGAGACCTGCGCCTCCCAATAGGCTTCCTCTACCACGTCCTCCCAGACCTGCTGGATGCGGACGAAGTGATAGCCGCCACCGTGCACGCCGTAGCTATAGTCGGTGCCGAGAACCTGAAAGGTCTCGCCGTTGCGCTGGAACGTGCCGGCGATGGGGTCATAGCGGCCCGACTTCCACCAGTCAGAATTCGTGCAGACCGTCATGACGGTGCCGTAGCGGAGGCGCGTGCGCGTCCGCGTAAGCTGCACCATCGAGACCGTGTTGATCGGGTACTGCGAAACCGGGATTTCGCCGTCACGGCCGACAATCGAGATGCGCGGCACCGGATCATAGGCCGGGATCGCGAAGTTGCCCGTCAGCGCCAAACGCTCCTCAAGCGGGTTGAGGAGGTTGATGTTGGCGACACGCTCCTGCGCGTGCGGGAAGCGAATGCCCTCCTCGGTCTTGGCGAGATAGTCCGGGTGCTCGTAATCCGTCTCGCTCAGGTCGAGGAAGTGGTCGGCTCCGTAGCTCGACAAGTCGTCGGTCATGTTGAGCCGATCCTTGACGCGCGCCACGTCGGCGCCGAGCTCGAACAGCTCGGCCCGACGCACCGTGCTCTTGAGGCGCGACGCAAGACCCGCAAGCTCGGTGTCGAGCGTGTCGAGCCGGGTGCCGGCCTGCCCGCGCCATGCGTCGAGTTCCTTGATCTTGGCCGCGTTGGCGGCAACCGACGTGAGCCGGTTGCTCTCGACCATCTCGATGCTCTCGATGCCGGCCGGGGTCAGGGTGACGTGCGCCACCGCCAGCACGCCGGCGTCGAGCGCCGGCGGCTGCGGATTGGCATTCTCCGTGCCCGGAACGACGTTCACCTCGGCATGGCGGCGGCTCTCCGTGGCAACCGCCTCGGCCTCGGTCTGCCCAGTCTCGGCGTCGATGAGGAAGGTGCGGGGCTCGACCTTTGTCTCGATGAGGTTGCCCCAGACGACGACGGTGACGATCTTCTTCGTCACGACCGGGATATAGTCGGCGAGGTTGATGACGACGCCGCCCTCGTCATCCCGGAAGAACACCTTGCCCTGACTGTAGAGGCGGCCGGCGCCGACCGTGATCTCCAGCGGACCCGTGGCTGTGACCGGGAAGCCCCAGAACTTGCGGCCGGGCTCGATGCCGTCTGTCACCACATGATCCAGAGAGGCCCGCGCGAACTCGCCGACGTTGTTGAGGTCGGTGTCCGTGACCTGCTGGTTCGGATGAATGATAACCCGCTGCTCCATCGTGGAACCTCTCAGAGCCGGAATGGCACGCGGTCGCCGAACTTCACCGAGCCGTCCATCGGAAGGCCGTCGGCGAACGTCCGTGGTCGCGTGAGTTTGTTGGTGACTAGGATGCGGTCGCGGGCCGCCTTGGAGACCCGCACCGCGAGATTGATGGCGTCCCGCTTCGAGCTGTCCTCGGCGCGGGCATACTGCCGGCCAATGAAGCCATGCGAGGCGAACAGCGCGCCGCGCGGGGCCGTCGTCTTGGCATCGATCACGACCTTGGCCACGAAGGCCGGGATGCCGATGTGCGAGTGGTTGAAGAACGACCACGCTCGCACCTTCGGCGCTGCTCGCGCCGGATCGTGCAGGATCACGCGGTCGTAAAGCAGCCACTCGCCGCGGTCGGGACGGTAGAAGCAATGCCCGACGAAGCGGCCGGGGAACGCGCCGCGGCGATCAACACCCTTGTCCGACACGCGCTCGGATCGAACATCGACCGGCTCAAGCCCGGTATCGACCGTGTTGAGCGCGAGCTTCGAGACCTCGTACTCGTAGGAGTGATCGAGGGTGTACGTCACGATCCGCGCGGCCTTGGCGACTGCCCCAACGCCGACGAAGCCGCGGCACCAGAAGCCGCCGACGAATAGGGCCTGCCCCGCCTTGCCGGGGATCGAGACCCGCTCCGTGATCCGCGCAACCGACCGCCGCCGCTCCGTGCGGATGTCCACCGTTCGCACCGGGATCTCTTCGCCGTTATCCCAGAGCCGGGCGGCGCGCCCGTACAGGGCGCGGCCGGCATCGAACCGCGCGAAGGCATGCCCGAAGAAGCTGTGCGAGACGAAGCTGAGACCCTTCGCCGACCCGACCTCCTTGGCGAGGTAGACCCTGATCTGCGGCATCGTCCGCAGCCAAGCGTCCATCTCCTCCTTGGAGAGGGTCCGCGATGCGAACATGCGCTGCGGCGGCACGAGGATCTGCCGCACCTCGCCGTCCATGTAGGCGACGTGATCGCGCAAGCCGCGCTCGGTGCCCTTGATGCGGTGAAGGCGGATCGCGTTCGCGATCACCTGCCGCTTCCGGTCCTCGGGCCAGCTATCGAGCCAGAGGTCCACCGAGAAGGCGTGGGCTAGGACTTCGAGGAACTGCGGCGGGCAGGTCCACGGGTCCCAGACCTCGCGCGTCGGCGCGTTGATGCCGTTGAGGCGGACCCCCACCGCGGAAAGCGCCTTGTTCAGCGGCGTCTCGTCCCGCGGGAGAAGATGGTCCTCGTAGGGGATCACGGCTCGACCTCCACGTTGATCGTGATGGAGGTGCAGTGCGCCGCCTGCGACTGGTCCGGCACGATGTCTCCGGCCGGCTTGTGCCGGGTGACGCGGAGCACGTTGCCGACATAGCCGGCGCCCTCCAGCGCGTTGACGTAGACCCGCGCGCCGATGGCAAAGCGGGCGTCAGCGACCTTCTGCACGGCCTCCTTCGCCGCCTGCGCGACCACCGAAGGCGCCGGCCCGCGCGGGACGAGCAGCGTCAGCTCCACCTCGTAAGGGATGATCGAGGCGGCCGCGACG